GCCCACCGTGACTGCGGACGATTCGCCGGTTGACGTGAGCGTGGACGAACCCGAGGAACCGGAACAGCCGCAGCCGTCTCCCGTCGAGGCGAAGCGTTCTGAGATGATTCGACGCTTCCAGACCTTGGGCGTGGCTTCGGACGCTGAGGCGTGCGAAACCATCTCGAAGATTCTGAACCGCGAAGTGAAAGCCAGCGACGAACTGTCGGAGGCGGAGCTTGACAAGGTGATCGGCCAGTTGAAGGCCGGCGTGAAGGAAGGTGAGTGAGACCATGGCGGGAAAAGCGACCATCATCATCCAGGGCACGGCGTGGGGCGTGCGAGAAACGCAGAACGGCAAAAGGTATCTGAGCGTATCGGTGTCGCCCGGCTACCGTGACCGTAACGGCAACTGGAAAAGCCAGCCGGAACATTACTACTCGGTGTGGCCTGCGGGCTACGCGAACCTCAACCCCGTGTTCGACCAGATCGCCCAGCTGCGTCAGAATCAGGACCAGTTCGTGGACGTGACCATCGTGGGCGAAATCAGCGGCCTCGACGCCTACACGAACAAGAAGGGCGAGCCCGCCGCAAGCTGCAACGTCAACGCCAGCGCTGTGGCCATCACCAACGTTCGACAGAAGAACGGCGGACAGCAGGGTTACGGCGCTCAGGGCGGCTACACGCAGCAGCCGCAGGGCGGATACCAGCCGTCGCAGCCACCGGCCTCAGACCCGTGGGCCAACGGCGGCGGCGACCCGGAGTTTTAACGATGCTGCATTTGTATCACGATGAGACGCCGCCGGACGTGGAACCGGTCTGCGAGAGGCACGGGTGCCCGCTGTACCCGGCAAGACCGATTCCATGCCCGGAATGCGCTTTGGAAGCCGACGAGATGTATGCGGATTACGGATTGGAGAGATGATGGCGAACCCATCGAAAAGCAAGGGGACAAGCCTCGAGACGTGGACGGTGCGTTACCTTGCGTGGGCGTTGCAGGACACGCGCATCGACCGTATGCCGTTGCATGGCAACGCCGACCAGGGCGATCTGATCGGCGTCATGTTCCATGGCGAGCCGGTGTGCGTGGAATGCAAGGACACGAAGATGCCGAACTATCGCAAGCATTGGCGGGAGCTCAAAGTGGAGATGGCGAACATGGACACTCCCTACGGGGTGCTCATCCAACACCGCAGGGGCGTGGGCGTGAAAAGCCTCAAGGGCATGGCCCGGCAGATGGCCGTGTTCGACATCGGAACGCTCGAACGGTTCCTCGCCTCTCACATGGGGCCAGTGTTAGGACCGGGCTACCGGATTCGCCGCGAGCTCGCGAACCGGCTGCGCGGCGAGGCGAGACCGGTGCCCAACAATCCGATGCTCGTGTGGTTGCCGCTCGAATTGTTCGCGCTCCTGCTGAACGACGGCTTGGCGTTGGGGCCGGACGATGGCCAGGATTAACCCTCATACCTACATCGGTGGCAGCCGTCGCACCGGTTTGCGTGGCGGCTACCACCGCAAACCCAAGACCAACGGGGACGGGGAGGGGCTGAAGCCCAGCGAGATAATCGCGGCCAGCCCCGAACTGCTGGCATTGATAGCCGAATACCAAAGAGACAAGAGAAAGGAGGCGGACTGATGGCCGGGCACGATATGGAAAAGTTCGCGAAGCTCAGCACACGCCTATGGCAGAACGAGAAAGTTCGCGTGTTTGCAATGGAGCACCCTTCCGCGTTCTCCGTGTGGACGTTCGCGATCTCGTACTGCGCTGGCGAATTAAACGACGGTGAACTGTCCCGCTTCCATTTGAAATGTCTGCTCGGCGCTTCCGATGAAGATATAGACGCACTCATCGACGCGCATCTTTTAGACGAGCATGAGGACGGCACCTTGTGGCTGCATGATTTCGTCGCAAGTCAGGGTCGTTCTCGTGCTGACGTGGAGGAGGCTAAAGCGAAGAAAGCCGAAGCCGGCCGAAAAGGTGGCGCAGCGTCCGGCAAGTCACGCAACGTGAAGCAAGACTCAAGCAAAACGAAGCAGACGCGAAGCACAAACGAAGCAGACGTGAAGCAAGACTCAAGCAAAACGAAGCCAGATACAGATACAGATACAGATACAGATACAGATACAGATAAGAATTCTTCTAACGAAGAATTCTCTCTCCCCCAAACCCCCTCGCAAGCCGAGGGGGCCGGCGAGGATGATTCCTGGAGGGAAGACAACCTCAAAGCCAACCTCGGCGAGGAGCCCCGCGCCATCAGCTACGAACAGGCCAAGGCCATCGTCGAACAGGTTCGCGGCTTCTACCCGGCATCGAAGATGCGCGGACGCAGCTACGAGCGGACGCTGGTACTCGAATCGGCACCCATCGTCAAGGCGGCCGGCGCTGCGCCGGACATCGTGGCATGGTTCGTGAACCGTTGCCGCGAATACGTGGCACGCCAGTCCGAACCGCGCTACGTGACCGATTTCGGCATCTACGTGGCGGGCAGAGACAAGGCGGACAAGCGACCCTACTGGGAGGTCGACTGGGCCAACGAGCCCATGCCGAAGAGCCCCGAGGAGGAGAAGGCCGAGGCCGAGCACGAGCGCAGACTGCGTGACGTGGACTGGCTGTGCTCGCACGTGGACGACGAGGAATGCCAGCGTGCCGCGTTGGCGTTGTCGGAGAAGCAGCAGGCGTTGGCGAGGTCGAAATGGCCGGACGAATGGTACAGGCTGTGGCGGCGCGCGGAGAACCTGCGAGACCTTGAGGAACGCGAACGCATGGAGGCCGGAGCATGAGCGACACCGGTGATTGGAAGTGCCGGGAGGGCCTGTTCACGGACTTCCTCGTGGCGAACCCGTGCCTTGACGGCGACGCCGACCTGCAATGGTGGATGCACCGCGCGTACTGGCAGAACTCGAAGGGCGGGCACCGGAACTCGTTGAACGCGGTCCTGGCCGAAGCCCGCAAACGCGGCGTCACCTGCAACCTGTACACGGATCCCGAAACCAAGCGAAAACTGGAGGCGAAACCATGAGCACGAAATTCCCGACCCCGCAGGAGCGTGCGATGGCGTGGCTGCTGGAAGCCACGGAGATCGGCGGCATGAGCAGGCTGGAGACCGCGCTATACGCCTATCAGGCCGGTTTCACGGCGGCGCTCGACTTGTGCACCGAAATCGAAACACGACTCAACAAGGAGGAAACCGATGACCATGCTGCTTGATGGTCGATTGCGTGATCTCGCGACGCAGACCCACCTGCTCGAGACGAAGGTGAGCTCTCTTGGCTGGATGGCCGGCGCCGGCGCGCAGACGTTGAAATCAATGACCCGCGCCCAGGCGCATCTCATGCTCGCCGAATGCGATCTGCTGGACGCGCTCGAAGCGAACGAAAAGAAGGAGAAAAACAATGAGCAGTGAGAAACCATTCTGGGAAGGCAAGACCTGCGAAGAGATGGCAAACCTGCACGTCAAGGTCACATTTGTGGCCGGTGCCGTGCTTACAGGAATCACCGACTGTTCCGGGCACATTAGGCGCAGTAGAAACGGCTCCGTCGTGCCCATTTCTGCCGGTCGAGGGGCAGAGCGCTTCGTCCCCTACAGGGACATCGAGTCCATTGAACTGTTGGATGACCCCGAGTACGAGCGTATCGACAACATCGAAGACGTGCGCGAGGGCGATGAGGTCTTTACGTTGAGCGGTAACAAGTACCAGGCTCGCTCCGTCTACGAATCGAGGGAAGTGTATGTAGACGGGGATGGGTTCAGCCCCATCATCCAACGTAAGTATTTCGCCTACGCCCTGCGCCGGAAACCGAAGCTGCCCGACCATGACGGGTTGTGGTGGGATAAGGACAATGCCTTGTGGAGCGTCGCCATCTCCGTCCTGGACAATTCGAAGTTGATCGCTTTGCTTATCGGTGACCCGGAATCCCCCGTCACCGGGTCTGTTTGGTCGGACCTCAACAGCAAGCACGTGACCTCTCAAGCTCCGTTCCATCCGGCCAAGGCGGTGGAAGCATGAACATCCACCCGATCATTGATGAACCTCCATCGTTTCCTCAAACTGTTTCACGCCTGTTCACAGGCAGCACTCATTGCTGTGAATGGTGCGAGGAACACTGGATCAAGGTTCACCGCACTGGTCAATTGGAAGTTCGAAGCCGTCGATGTCCCTACTGCGGGCAATACGGATGCCCTCGGGCCAGAAAACACTGGAAGAAGTGCCCCGTGTGGGATCACATGACCCCGCCTGCATGGCTATATCCCGTGTTGGACCGGCTCTGTGAAAGAGAACTGCAACGAATGGTGAAGAAATCGAGGAATGATGCGTGACACGATTTTGTGCCTGTGTGATCTGACCGGCGATACGCGAATGCGCACGGTACAGACAGCCGACCACTGCCGTTCCTTGCTCGGACATTCCGGCTCCATGCCGTCCGAAGTACCGAATCAAAGCGAGGACACGAAATGAGTGTGCTTTACCACGGTGGAGTTCCAGACCTGAAACCCGGCGACACCATCGAATCGGGCAACAGTCGAGATAATTACGATGACTGCCCTATTTGCCGCGCCAGACGCGAAAAAGGCGCGGACGCCATCGAGGGCACCGGCCACCCGGAACAGGTGTACTGCACCAGATACCGCGACTACGCCGCCCTCTACGCGTCAATGTACGGCAAAGGCGACGTATACCAAGTGCGTTCGGTAGGCGACCTCATCGAATCCGATGAGGATTTCGAAGGCTGCTACCGGTGCGACCGGCTAGTGGTGGTCAGGGCCGTCGAAAGACACGTCACCCTCACTCCGAAACGTCGCCGGAAGGTCATCCGGTTCATGCAGCGCATGTCGGACGGCCCCTGCATCAACCTACTGCCACGCAACGCCACACCGGAAATGGTCGAACGCTACGCTGCACGCGAATACGCCGATATGCGGCACATCATGCGCGTAGCCGAAAGGAGCATCGAATGACCCGCAACCCGTTTGGAATCCTGTTCGGCATCGTGTTGACCGTCTGCCTGTGCGTCGCCCCGATCATCATATTCATCCTCGATTAAGGAGCCCAAAAAATGAGTAGCAACGTCAACCATCCAAAGCATTACGAGGCTGGCCCGTTCGAGTGCATCGAACTCAGCCGAATGCTCTCAAGCGACTGGGGCCAAGCCGTGCAGTATTGCTTCCGATGGCAGCAAAAGAACGGTGTCAAAGACCTTAAGAAGGCGGTCTGGTTCATCAATGACGCAATCACGCATAATGTGCCGTTCTTCGCCGCATGCTGCAAACGGAACGCCGACATTCTCGAAGCTCAGGCAATCAGGCTTCTTGGCATCCTACAGGCCGAGAACTGGGCTGATCTTGAACATTTCTGGCGGAAACTCAAGTGGGGAGACCGCGTGGACGTGCTCGAAGTCCTCACCGAAAAGATCAATGAAATCGAAAAGGAAGAAAAGTAATCATCATGGCCAATACAAAAACGAACACATGCACTAACTACGAGGACGCCGGTAATGGGCGACTGGCGTAACAAGGCCGCTTGCCGTGACATGGACCCCGACCTGTTTTTCCCCACCACACGGGTTGAGGAACGATTGGCCCTTAAAGCCTGCTTCACATGCCCGGTGGTATTCGAATGCGCACGGTATGCGGAGGAACATGCCCTGATAAACGGCTACCCGCTGCAAGGCATATGGGGCGGCATAAACAGAAGCAGCGGCAAGAACTAGGAACAACGAAACGGAGGATATGTAGGAATGAGCATCGCAGAGGATGAAGCTGAGAAGGCGTATCCGACCCGCTACTGGGGTGAAACGCATGTCAAGAAACAGTTTTACTGCGACACGGACGATTTGCAGGAAGCGTACCTGTGCGGCCGCAACGCACCACCCACGAATGCCGAGATTGAGGCCGTGGCGAAACGGCTCTGCTGGGACAGCTGCGAATGGGATGGCGTCGATAGCTACGCGGCGAAAGACGAGGATGACGCATGGAATTATGCCGGTGGGATTCCCGGCTTCCATGAGGGATATATCAGACAGGCCAAGGAAATGCTCGAAATCGCGCGGAAGGCGGTAAACGAATGAGTCTCATTGGCAAGGCCGAAACACTCGTCATCGCCGCCGCCACAGTACTGTTATCCGTACTGTTCATAGCCCTCATCGCCTGTCTCGGCGTGGCCGAAGCAACGACGAACACCATCATCCTCCATGATGGCAGCCGATCATACGCATGTCAGACCAACAGGATCTCACAAGCGCCACACAACTGCAAGCCGGTCAAGGAGGAATCATGAGCGTAAGTAGTCTCAAACGCGAGGAAATACTCAAATGGCATCGGAGCAAAGCGGCCACGCCCGAATACACGGCGAGACTGCTAGGCGTGCCATTGAATGAGGTGCTGTACATCATCGCCCATCCTGAAACGCCATCACCCCACAAGGATGATTCCACGCCCGAATTCATCGAACCATTGATTTGAATTCAGCGCAAAAAAACGAAACCCTCCACCAACAGGCGGAGGGCACGCTCACCAAAGCACCATCACAGCCGGAACGTGGAGGGTTTCCAAACAATGTTCATCACCACCGAACCATGCCAATACTGCGGCGACCAGCAGGTCGAGGCACCATGGACGCTCTGCCGGGACTGCCGCCGCGTCTACGCGAAAACACTCCACCGGCTCCGCCATGACATGATGCTCCTGCAACAGGTGTCCCGTCACGCCTACAAGCTCGGAGAACCCGGAGCGGGCGGCAAACCGCAAGGAGGCGCGGCGCCCGCGCCCATCAACCTCCACGCGCAGGACATGCTCGACCAGACCGAGGACGGCTTGCAGGACATGTGGAACGAAACCGGCGTGGAAAGCCGTCCGAGATGGCAGACCCTGCTCAGGGACTCGCCACGACGACTGCCCGACCTATGCCGCGCCAGCCGTTCGGGACATTGGCTGACATGGCTCATCCACACCTGCGAGCGCATCGAACCGCTCATCGACCGCAGGCCACGCACGCGCCGGATAATCGGCGTCTGCCCCGAATGCGGACGCGAGGTCATGGCCGCGAAGGGCGAATCGCTGCTGCTATGCAAATGCGGCAACCCCATCAACGTGGCCGAACTGCGCGAGCAGAGCCGAGACAAGGCCGAGGCAATCCACCTGACCAAGACCCCTGCGGGCATGAGCCAGTGGCTCAAGGACAACTACGGATACGAGGTCAGCCGCAAGCAGATCAGCAACTGGCTCAACCGCGGCAAGCTGCCCAGCAGCAAGCCGGTCGATGACGGCTACTGGGAGTTCAACATACGGGAGATTCTGGCGTTGGCGATGGGTTCCAGCGGCCGCCCGGCTTGACATAGTGTAGCCTGTGAGATACAATAAGGGTATGGAAATCAAGCAAACCGCCGAATACCGCAAGTGGTTCAAGAAACTCAGGAACCGCGAGGCGAAAGCCGCCATCCAAGCCCGGCTCGACGCCTGCAAGCTCGCCGGCAGGCCGTTCGGCGACATCAAACCCGTGGGAGGCCCGGTCAGCGAGATGCGGTTCCACATCGGAGCCGGATACCGCGTCTACTTCACCACGCGCGGCAACGTGCTCATGCTGCTGCTCGCAGGCGGCGACAAAAGCACCCAGCAGACTGACATCAAACAAGCCCACGCCATACTCGACGACTACAAGGAGCAGCAATGAGCACCGAAATCACCGACTACGACACCAGCGAATACCTCGAAAACGAACAGGATATCATCGCCTACCTCAACGCCATAGCCGAATACGACGACCCCGCACTCATGCAGGCCGCACTCGGCAACGTCGCCAAGGCTCGAGGCATGACCCAGATCGCCAAGGACGCGGGCGTGGGGCGCGAAAGCCTCTACAAAAGCCTCAGCAAGGACGGAAACCCCAGCTTCCAGACCATCGCCAAGGTAATCCACGCCCTCGGCGGACGCCTCACCATCCAAGCCGCCTGAAAAAACAAAACACAGACAGGAGTAGGGTGAATCCACCCCGTGGTATACTCCGTATCAGGATAAGTGTGAAAGCCTCTGGGACATACATCTCAGGGGCTTTACTCATATCCTCCGTATCTCATGGGCTGAGAGTACTCCGCCGGCAGCGTCCAAAGCGCCGGTGCCAGTCAGCCCGCCACGGCTTGCGTACGGTAGAGGACTAACCGGTCACGCTGGGATAGCGTGACATCCAGTAAACACTGCCACTGGATCGCGAATTCGAATCTCGCCCAAGCCACCAATCCCCTCAGCGAGTAGGCAATCATGAGCAACAAGGCGGGATCAGGGCGCTACAGCAATGGAGCAGCCCGCCGCAAATGCAAAGCCAGACACATCGCAGCCGAAGGACCAATACCGATCTGCCCGCTGTGCGGCAAACCCATAGACCTCACGCTCAAAACACCACACCCACTCAGCTGCGAGCTCGATGAGATCATCCCATTCAGCCGAGGCGGCTCGCCAGTCAGCTTCGACAACACCCAACTCGCACACAGGATCTGCAACCAGCGAAAAGGCAACAAAATCACAACCAACACCACAGGCCGCCAAAACACAAAACAACCACAAAACACCATCCCGATCAGCCGCCAATGGTAACCGGGGGCCAACCCCCTCCCCTCCCATGCAAGGCTTCCCAACAGGTCCTAGCGCCGCCGTCCCCCCGCAATCCGCGTGGAGTATCGTACGTTTGGCCGTTGGGGTGCCTGCGAGCGCCCGTGCGAGCCGTTTCGGAGCTGGTTTGACACTTTTGCCTCGCTTGTTTTCGAGGCTGTTACGTTTGATTCTCCGCAGTTTTGATATGTCACGAAATTATGGTTGCAACCCATTGGAATATATGCTATAGTTATAGCTATGGTCAACCAATGTAGGAATTGCGGCCATTTCTTTCAATCCACACCGAACCCTAGGCGTCCGAGACTGTTTTGCTCGGACAGATGCCGCAAGGCGTGGAGCCGCAAACATCAGATACCGCAGGAACTCAAGGCATTGCGCCGTTGGGTGCGCGCCGATGGCAAGCGCCCGATTATGTGCGATGGGTCACCAGCCAGTTCGACGGACTCAAGTACCTGGGCGTCATATTCGGAGGTCATGCGCTCGAAGGCCGGTGACGGTTATGGCATCATGCTCGGCGATGGGCTTGCGTGCTGGGATTTCGACCATGTTGATTTGACCAGTCCGCCCGCGAAGGCGATGGAGCTGCTGCCGGATGCGATCTATGCGGAGGTTTCGACCAGCGGACATGGGCTGCATGTGTTCGTGGAGTCGTCGGAGGCGAGCTTCCGGCGTGCCGGTGTCGAGTTTTATTCGCATTCGCGGTTTATTCGCATGACGGGAAGGAGGTGGCCGAAGTGACCACGGTTATCCGCAATCAGGGTACGAGTCTGGCGGTGCGCGAGAAGCTGGCCGCTGATGGCAGGCCCGTGTTGTTGGCGTTTTCGTGCGGCAAGGATTCCATAGCCGCGTGGCTGGCGATGCGGGATATGGGCATCGAGGTCGTTCCCGCGTATTTGTACTATGTGCCCGGTTTGAGGTTCGTGGACGAGGAGCTTGATTATTTCGAGCAGAAGTTCCAGACCCGAATCAAAAGGTATCCGCACCCGTCGCTGTACCGGTGGTTGAACAATGCGGTGTTCCAGGCTCCCGAACGTCTGCGCTATATCGAGGCGGCGCGTTTGCCTGAGCCGTCGTATGAGCAGATGTGGGATTTCATCCGCGCCGACGTGGGCTTGGATAAGAGCACGTGGTGCGCGGATGGCGTGCGTGCGGCCGATTCGATTCAGCGTCGTGGCGCGTTCGTCCAGTACGGGTACTGGCGGCGCAACCTCAAGAAGGTCAGTCCTATCGGGGATTGGCTCAAGGGCGAGGTATTGGACTGCATTCGCGGGCATCATATCGAGCTGCCGTGTGATTATGCGTGGTTCGGTCGTTCGTTCGATGGCATCGATAAGAGGTTCACCAAGGTGCTCAAGGACAAGGCTCCGGACGATTACGCGACGCTGCTTGAATGGTTCCCTTTGTTGGAGGTGGATCATGTCAGGTGATTTCCGATTCGACTTTTCCAAGAAGTCCAAGGGCAAGAAGGCTGTGAAGCCGGTGCCGGAAAATCTGGACGAGAACGCGAAGGAGTACCGGGAGCGCGCCCGTGCGGAGCGCAAGCGGTTCGTGGATGCGACCGACACCGAGTTCTGGCTGTGCCTGTGTTTCCCCTCCCCCGCCGAGATGGCGCGGTGGCGTGAACGGTTTGGCTTCGGCGAAAACCACCGGATCTATGCGTACCGTGATATCGAGAAGCTACTCGCCCCGTACAAGCCGGCCAAGTCGTCCGCCGTGGCGTTCGGTGCCGGCGTCGGCTTCGGTGGTGGTCTCGGGTTCGCGGAGAAGACGCCTGACCCGCTCGCCGATGTCAAGTACTCCGATGATCTGGAGAAGGATTGTCTCGCCGAGTTGGCCGCCCTGCACAGGGCGCTGGTTTCGGCTTGCAGTCCCAGGAAGCTCGTGGAGCCGACCGATTCCGAATACTGGTTCGCCATCGCGTTCCCGTTGCGAGACGACAAGGATTCTTTCCTTGCCGAGTATGGTCTTCGCAAACTCGGAGATAAATACCTCAATGGTATGGCCGTAGCTCGGAAGCTGGGAGGTGAGTTATGAGGCGAGTCCGTTATGCGAGCACCAACGATATCCGCTATACGGGGTATGGGCGTCGCTCTTCCGGTTCATCCGGTGGCGGTGTGTCCGCCCTGCGTGTGAGTGCGTCCCGTTCCGCGTCGCGATCGAGCGGATCGTGAACCGGTAACAATATTTTCGTTCAAGCCGTCCCTATGGGGCGGCTTTTCCATTGAAGAGAGACTTTCATGGCGCGTAAATCCCAGACCTTCAGTGAATACGCCGCCGAACGCGGTATCAAGGTCACTCCAGATTTCACCATTCACCGAAGAGGTAACTTTCACTATCCACTTAAGGACGAGGAACAATCCCGACGTCAAAGAAAAGCACTCGCCGATTACCGCAAATTGGTCAAATCCGGGGCCATCCACGATCCAACTCTTGAGCGCGCAGCAAAAGCGGGAAAACCGTGGGCGAAGAAAATCCTATCGATGAAACGGGCCAACAGCAGAACCGCTTCCCGCTCTTCCGGCTCCTGATATTTTCCTGTCCGATTTTCGTGCTTGGAGGGAGGTGGATTATGCGAAACCTGTTCCAGCGTGCCGGTAGTGCGGTGCGTAATGTGGCCGGTCGTATCCGCAGCGCTTTTTCTCGCGGCGGCTCGCGTTCCTCCGGCTTCTGATCTTGTTGTCTCTTGTGATTGGAGAATCTCGTGGCACGACGCACAAAGGTTCAATCTGAATCTGAATTCTTGGCCGAGCGTGGCTTGTCGAGTCCGATAAGCGGTTTTGCGGACGACAAGATGCGCTCGAACCGGCAGATTCGCACCAGCCGCGGAGCGAAGGCATTTCAAAAAGCCGCTCAACGCGCGTCATCTGATTACCATACGCAGAGAGAATCCGCACGTGCGGAATACCGTTCTCGGGTTCAATCCGGCGCGGTACGTCCTCCCTCTTCCGTTGAAAAAGCATTGAAAACGGCGCAGGGTAATTCCGATAATGAAGCCGTAAGGGCCGCGCGTCGTATTCTCGCCAAGCGAGGTATTGACTGGAAAACCGGCAAGCGACTCGCTCGGGGGAAAGTGGCGCCCCGTTCATCTGGCTCCTGATTTCTCGATGGAGGTGGTTGTCATGCGTCCGAGATACGTGCAGGGCGAGTTTGATTTCTCTCGTGCAGCCGGTTCCGCTCGCGCTAGCCGCTCCAGCGGCTCCTAGACATTGATTCGAGGTGATCCAGTTGGCCAAGACCGCGACAGTACAGCCCAACCTGCCTGACGGCATCGAATGGCCCGAGGCGACCGTGCGATGGTGGGAGCATTTGGCTTCAACTCCAGGCGCGGACTCGTGGACGGAGGCCGACTGGGACAACCTCATGAACGCCGCCCTGATCCACGCGGATATCTGGGGTTCCGGCAATTTCGCCAGCGTGCCCATACTGAACAAGCTGTTGCAGGATTACGGGGTCACGCCCGCCGCGCGCAGCCAGATCATGCAGGCGAAAGTCCAGAAGCAGGAGCGGCATACGCCGCTTGACGAGATAGCCGAACGACGGAAGCTGAGGGTGATCGAGGGTGGCAAGACGAAGAGGCGTACAGGAACCTAGCTTCGCTCTGGTTCCCAAGCACGCGCAGTCCGAGGGAGGAGAGGCGTGCGCGCTCGCTGCCGGCTACGAAATGAAGCCGGACAAGTGGCAGCGCATCGTGCTTGAGGGTTGGCTCGCCACGGATTCGAAGCTGCAATGGGCGGCGTCGGATTGCGGGTGCGCGGTGCCGCGTCAGAACGGCAAGAACGCGATTCTCGAGTTCACGGAATTGTACCTTGCCGCGATCCTCGGCATGAAGATTCTGCATACGGCGCATGAGGTGAAGACCTGCCGCAAGCATTTCCTGCGTATGAAATACTATTTCGAGAACGCGCGCAAGTTCCCCGAACTGGCGGAGTTGGTCACCTATATTCGAGCCACGAACGGTCAGGAGGCCATCGTGTTGAAGAACGGTGGCAGCATCGAGTTCATCGCCCGTTCGAAGAGTTCGGGCCGTGGCTTCACGGTGGACGTGCTGGTATGCGACGAGGCGCGGGAGCTGACCGACGAGCAGATGGAGGCCATACAGCCCGCCATCAGCTCGGCACCTTCGGGCAATCCGTTGACCATCTACACGGGAACGCCGACCCCGCCGACCTCTCCGGGCACGGTGTTCGCTCGTATGCGCCGCAACGCGCATCGTGACAAGCCGCCGAAGAACCTGTGCTGGTTCGAATGGGCGGCGAACGAGATCGGCGACGTGCACGACCAGCAACGCTGGTACCGATACAATCCATCGCTCGGCACACGACTGCTGAAGAGCGTGGTCGTTTCCGAATCGGAGAAGATGACCCCTGACGGTTTCGCCCGCGAGCGTCTCGGCTGGTGGAACGATCAGGCCGGCGCGTTGTCCGATATCGATGTTGACGAGTGGGCCAAGTGCAAGACCGACAGGCCCTGCATGGACGGCTACAACTCGTATGCGGTCAAGTTCAGCGCGGACGGCGCGAACGTCACCCTCGTGGCGTGCGTGCGCCCGCCCAGCAAGTCGGGTGAATTGCCTCACGTGGAGGTCATCGCCTCGCGCAGTATGCGCGGTGGCACCGGTTGGTTGGCCGATTGGCTGGCCGCCGAGAAGGACGGTGCGGAACGGTGGCGCAAGGCCATCGGCATCGTCGTAGACGGGCGTGTTGGAGCGCCTACTCTGGTCAACAGCCTCATCGATAAGGGCGTGTCCAAAAGAGTGATCGTGGTTCCGCGCCCTTCCGACATGGCGGACGCTTGTTCGATGCTCGAACAGGCCGTGAACGACCATGGGCTTACCCATTTCGGCCAGCCTCTGCTTGACGAGGCGGTGGGTCATGCGAAGCATAGGAAAATCGGCGACGGGTTCGGCTACGAGACGTCCATGGAGAACGTCGATGTGAGTCCCGTGGAAGCGGTGGCTCTCGCGTATTGGAACGTCAAGACTTCCAAACGTCATCCGGGAAGAAGAGCAAAGGCGGTGGCATTCTGATGCAGATTCCCAGTCTTGAAAACGTGCAGGTCGATAATCTGCCCGACGAGTGCCGAGAACCGTGGGATTTGATGATACGTCAATGGTCCCAGAAGCTCGAACGTAACCTTTTGCGCACCAAATACTACGACGGACGAAACGAGCTTAAGAATCTGTCCATCGCCGTGCCGGACAGCATGGCGGGGATAAGCGAGGTCGTGGGCTGGCCGCAGAAATCGGTGGACGCTTTGGCCGACCGCATCGTGTTCGATGGTTTCGTCGGAGTCGGCGACGACGGCCGCGACCCGTTGGGTTTGGATTCGATTCTTTCAGACAACGACTTCGACGTGGAACTGCCGCAGGCCATCCGCAGCGCGCTCACCCATTCATGCTCGTTCCTGAATGTGCGCAGCGCGGAACCGGAAGATGGTCTGCGCTCGAAGGTGTCGGTATCGTTCCGTAGCGCGCTCTATGAGACCGGCCTGTGGGATTACGCCCGTCGCGGCCTGTCGGCGGGGTTGTCGATAACCGATATCGACCGTTCCCAGTACGCGCAGGCGAACACCATCGTGCCTTCCGAGCTCATGCTCTACATGCCCGGCTACACGATTCGTATACGCCGCGCGCAATCAGGCCGCTATCAGGCGGACGCTCCCCGGAACACGTACATGGATCATGTGCCTGTGTACCTGATCCCCTACCATCAGGACCTGAACCGCCCCTTTGGCCGCTCGCGCATCAGCCGTGAGGTCATGAGCATCACCGACACGGCGGTGCGCACCATGCTGCGCATGGAGGTAAGCGCCGAATTCTATTCGAGCCCGCAACGCTATCTCATAGGCGCGGACGAACCGCCAGAGGACAAGAACGGCAAGAAACTGACCGGCTGGGAAGCCACCATCTCGAAGATGCTCAACATCAGCCTCAACGAGGACGGCCAAGCGCCCACCATCGGCCAGTTCACGCAGATGACCATGCAGCCGCACACCGACATGCTTCGCGCCCTCGCGGCACGCATGAGCGGAGCGACCGGAGTTCCGCTCAGCCAGTTCGGCGTGATGACGGATTCCGGCCCCTCCTCGTCCGAAGCGATCATGGCGGCCGAAAGCGAGCTCGTCATCGAGGCGAAGAACGCCTGCCGCGCCATCGGCGTGCAGCTACGCAAGGCCGCGAGGGACATCGCCATCCTCAACGGCACCAGCGAGGACAGCGACGAGCTCAATCGGTTGCAGGTCAACTGGCGTGACCCCGAACGCCCATCGCAGGCCGCGCTCTCCGATGCCATCGTGAAGCAGGTGACGGCCATTCCATGGCTCGCCAACTCCGACGTGGTGTTGGAGAAGCTCGGCTACACGGATTCCGATATCACACGCCTGTTGGTCGACAAGCGCAAGGCCGAGACCCGCAGCGTGCTTGACTCCCTCGTGAACGGAGGCAATAAGGATGACGGACAACCGGCAACTGGAACAGCTGCAAGCCAGCCAAGCTCGGGCGGTGGAACTGGCACGCCGCGATCTGGCGAAACTGTGGGAGACGCTGCAACAGCTCAGCCCTGAATGGCAGCGTGACATGCTGCTCGACTACGTGCCGCAACTGGTCGTCAAATACGGCGACCTCGCGGCGCAGGCCGCCTATGAATGGTATATGCGCGTCCGTGGCGAATCGGTGCCCGACCCGTGGGAGTACGACCTGTCCGACTCGTTTCCCGGTGATGGCATCGACAAGACGATACGCTGGCAGGCCGGCCGCCTGTGGACGGACCCGCAGACCATGCAGGCGTTTCTGGTCGGCGCGATGCAACGCTGGGTCATGTATTCGGGGCGTGAAACCGTTGCACGCCTGTGCGAGCACGACCCGTCCGAACCCCGGTACGCGCGTGTGCCGAGAGGCGCGAAGACGTGCGCGTTCTGCACTATGCTCTGCTCGCGCGGCTGGGTGTACCGCAGCGAGAAGACCGCGAAATACGTCAAAGGCTCGTTCAGACTGTTCCACGACGACTGCGACTGCCAGATCGTGCCCGAATGGGACAGGGACCAAGCTCACATCGAGGGCTATGACCCCGACCGCATGTACTCGGAATACATGCACGCCCGCAGCCTCATCGAGAACGGCGGCCTGGACGACGACACCTATCGGATGATAAAGGCCACCACAAAAGGCAATCCCGACAATCCCAACGACCCGAACACGATCACCTATGTGATGCGCCGACTCTACCCCGACCGTTACAAGGACGGCTACGGGGTGCCACGACCGTCGCACTCGAACTGAGATTTTCCCCAACCACCCGCACGGGTGGTTTTTTATGCCCGAAACGGGCCCAACCCACTAGGAGGAACCATGACCGAAGAGGCCAACGGCAACCAGCAGGCGGCATCGACCGAGAACGGAGCGAAGCCGCCCGAAATCGACTACGAGGCCAAATACAAGGAGGCCGTCGCCCATTCCCGCGAATGGGAGAAACGCGCCAAGGACAACAAGACAGCCGCCGACGAACTGCAACAGCTCAAGGAGGCCCAACTGTCCGAAGCCGAAAAGACAGCCAAGCACATCAAAGAGCTTGAAGCCAAGAACGCCGCCTACGAGGCGGAAAAACAGCAGAACGAATGGAAGACGCAGGTCTCCAAGGAAACCGGCGTGCCCATCGCACTGCTCCACGGCTCCACCCTCGAAGAAATGCAAGCCAACGGCAAGGCGCTCGCCGACTACATCGCCGAGAAGACCAAGCCGAAGGTGCACGCCTCCTCCGAATCCAACCAGCCTCCCGCACCATCCGGCTCCTCCGGCGACTGGATCCGTGACCAGTTCCTTGAACAAAAGCAGAAATAACCTCCCCACTCCATAGAAAGAAGGTATGACGATGGTTTCCAACGTGAACTCCATCATCACCAGCGGCGACCTCGGCGGCGGACTCATCCCCACCGAATACGCCACCCAGATTATCCAGGACGCCCCCAAGTCGAGTGTGTCCCTCACCCGCATGCGTCAGATTCGCATGAGCACCCGCACGCGCACGCAGCCGGTGCTTGACTCCAAGCCGATCGCCTACTGGGTTGGCGGCGATACCGGCCTGAAACAGACCACGAAGATGAAATGGTCGGGCCTGAGCATCACGGCCGAGGAACTTGCGGCCATCGTGCCCATCCCGGAGGCCGTCATCGCGGATTCCGGCATCCCAATCTGGCCGGAGGTCATGCCGCGTCTGACTTCCGCGCTCGGCTACAAGCTGGACCAGGCGACCCTTTTCGGCGTGGACAAGCCGTCCAGCTTCCCGGACGGCATCATCCCGCAGGCCATCACGGCGGGCAACACGCTCACCCAGGGCAAGGACCTCGCCAAGGACGTTGCCAGCATGGGTCAGAAGCTCGCCGAACAGGGCTTCGCCATGAACGGCTTCGCCAGCAAGCCGGGCCTGAACTGGGAGCTTATCGGCCTGCGCAACGCCAACGGCAGCCCGATCTACGTGCCGTCCCTCGCCTCGGGGGCCCCGTCCACCCTGTACGGCTTCGGTCTCAACGAGGTAGACAACGGCGCGTGGGATGCCACCAAGGCCGTGCTGCTCGGCGCGGACTGGTCGAACTTCGTGGTCGGCATCCGTCAGGACATCACCTACAAGCTGCTTGACCAGTCGGTTATCTCGGACGATAACGGCAAGGTGATTCTGAACCTCGCCCAGCAGGACTGCGTCGCCATGCGCGTCGTGTTCCGCGTCGGCTTCCAAATCGCCAACCCCATCAACGACGTGCAGCCCGACAAGACGAAGCGCTTCCCCGCCTTCGTGATCGCAGCCCCAAAAGTGTGACGCCGGCACCCCAATCCATCGAGACCAGTCCTGAAACCGTCACCGTTCGAGCCGGCGAAACAACCAATGTGACGGTACGTGTCCTGCCGGAGGGCGCAGACCAGACGGTGACCGCGACTGTCGCTGACAAGTCCATCGCCACGGTGGTGTCCGATGACTGACAATACCGTGTTCGCCCCTCACGAGGATCTGGAAGCCCGGTGGCATCCTCTCACCGACGCGGAACGGGCGCAGGCGGACATGCTGCTGGCCGCAGCACGCGGCTTCGGCATCATCGCATTCTGACATTAAGGAGGCCGCCATGTTCGACGACACGGGAGAAAACCCATTTGCCACGCATTTGGAATTGGCCAAACGCTGGAAGCAGATGCCGGACGACCCCGATTATGTGGATCAGCGTCTTGCCGATGCCTCGCAGTTCCTTCGCGAACAATGCCCGGGTTGGCGGAACATATCGCGGGCGACGCTTGAACGCATCGCCTGCGAGCTCGCCAAGGATGCGATCTCGTCCGACATACAGACCGAGGGCGCGGGGTTCGACACCACCGGTGCCAGCAATCTCAGCCTCACGGCGGGCAATTTCACCCAGTCCATGACATTCGCGAACCCTCGCGGCGAATTCTACCTGTCCAAAGGGCAGAAGAAGGCGCTCAGGCTCACCGGCCAACGCTTCTACAGCATCGACCTGTCAAACGGGGAGGCGTCATGAGGGGCGAGACCGTGAAAGTGGTGCGCTACACGCCGACCGGCGAGACCGACCCCGGCGGCTCGCCAGTCACGAAGGTCGATATCGAGTCGGTGGACAACGTGCTCGTCTCACCAGGCGCGATGAGCAACGCCACCGACTCGATTCGACCTGACGGCGTGACCGTTGCATTCACCTGCCTCTTCCCCCGCAGCTACGCATACCGGAGTCTGCGCGGGGCGAGTGTGCGCATCAATTCACATGACTACGAGGTGATCGGAGACCCGAGGCCATTGGGCGGCGGCATGAAGCCGACCGCCTGGAATCTCACGGTCGAAGTCACCGACGCGGAGGGATAGTGCATGAAACGGGTGAAACTGCATTATTCGGCATTCCAGGCGTACAGGCGCAACGAGGGCGCTCGCGCCGCCTTGTCGGAGGCACAGAAGATCGCGGCCCGCGCCAACTCCATGGCCGCGCCGACTCACGCGGGGCAGCCGTCGTACACGGCGGAGGGCCCGCGGGCGAACGAGAAGGGCGCGACGGTGCTCGTGCATACGGATAATCTCGCCGCGCGCATCGATAACGCCGTGCGCGACACGCTCGCCAAGGCGTTGGGAGGCGGCTGATGAACGCGGAGAAGCTGGTCATGGACTGGCTCAACGCGGCACCCGAACTCAAGGATTATCCCGCGAGCTTCGAGGTGCCTGCCAAATCGAGCGCCACGAACCGTATCCCGTTCGTCACTGTGGAACGCACGGGAGGTTCGGAAGGCCGGTTCGTGTCGAGACCATTGATCGCTGTGCAGGTGTGGGCCGCTTCACGCTGGGAGGCTTCGGACGTGGCACAGCGTCTCGTGCTGCCACGGTTGAAACGCATCGTTGAACTGCCCGAGGTGGCCGATTGGGATATCACCGGCCTGACCGACTTCCCCATGCCGGACGGACGGCCACGCTACCAGATACTCATCCAGCTCACCGTCAAGACCGACGAATGAGCATCATTTCCAGAAAGGGCCTAATCATGGCTAATGAAACAACAACGAAGAACGATTCCACAAACGTGTCGTTCGGCAAGTTCAAGGTCGGCGGCTACGCGTACGTAGCACCCGTCGGCACCGCATTGCCCACCGATTCGGAAAGCGAGCTCGACCCCGCTTTCCAGCTCATCGGCTACCTGTCGGAGGACGGCATCACGAACACGACCGACACCGACACCGCCGAAGTCAAGGACGCGAACGGTACGACCGTGATGAAGGTCATCTCCAGCTATGCCGAAAGCTACCAGTTCGTGCTCATCGAGTTCCTGCGCAAGGCAGCGGCGCAGATGCGCTACGGCAACGACGCGGTGACCGGCAAGGACAAGAGCATGGTCATCAAGCATCAGATGCCCGACGATACACCGGTCTCGCTCGTGTTCGAGATCGTTGCAACCGGCAACGTGAAGGACCGTGCCGTCATCGGTTCCGCAACCCGTTCCGAATTCGGCGACCGCCAGATGCATTCGAGCGACGTGCTCGGCTATGACATCACTGTGAACGCGAACGACATGGGCGATGGTGTCACCTCCATCGAATATATCGGCATCCCAAAAGACCAGAGTCTCTGACCGTGACCGCAACGGCTCGACTAGCCAACGCTTCCCCTCGCGGATTCCTTTCTTCTCTCCTTGCCGCGAGGGGAACCCTTTTTTAACCGTCAAGGAGAGAACCGCTTTTTTATCAAGGAGAATCAGAATGTCACGCAACCGAAGCCACCGTAATACAAACGCCAACCAGATTGCCAGCCATCCACAGGACCACAAGCAGTCCAAGAATACGGTTCGACGTGTCAACGTCCGTGGAATCGATATCGGTATCGACCCGAAGGTTTTGGACGATTGGGAGTTCATGGAATCGCTCTACGACCTTCAAGCCGACCCGAAGGGCAACGCCTTGCAAATCATCCCGTTCCTACGCCGACTTCTCGGCGACTCATACGACAAGGTCAAGAACGGATTGCGAGGCGCAGACGGGCGTATCGACGGCGAAACCATGGGCACCTTCCTGACCGAGCTGTTCGAGGAGATGGGTAAGGCTTTCCCAAACTCATGACGCTCGTGCTCCTTCTCCACCGCTGCCCCGACCAGTTGGCGGCGGACATGAGAAGGGAGTACGGGCTCGGCATGCACGACCTGGACCCGTCGGAGACGGCCGCACTGGCCGCGAACCTCCCCGCAGGCTCACTCGTCTGGCAGACGTTGGACACGCCGCGCGCGTGGACGTTCGACCAGTATCTGGCCGTGCTGCGCATCGAACAGATGAACCAGTGGATCTGGGCAAACGGCGACCCGAAAAAACGCGGCCCGCAACCCCGTCCGCTGCCACGCCCCGGCCAACCCCACGCCACGCCGGAAGCAACCGGCCCGGCCACGGAAGCCGGACCAGAGAACCCAGAACCCGATGGCAACACCATCCGTCGCACGCGCACCATCAAGGCCGTTGGCATGAGCGTCGAACAGCTCGACCGATTCATGAGCCAACGGTTCACGACCGTGAACCGTGTGGAGAACCGGCCGCAGACCGGACAACCATAACCGAACAGAGGAAGGCGAAACAATGACCTATAATCTCGCCACCGCATATGTGCCCATCGTGCCCTCCATGGATGGCGTCGGCAAGGCCATTGAAAAAGCGTTCGGCGACGCATCCAAAACCACCGGCAGTAAGACCGGACAGAGCATCGGCAAGGGACTGTCCGTCGGATTCGCCTCCAAGGTCGGAGCCGTGGCCGGCATCACGTCCAACGTGTTCAGCAAGGTCGCGTCCGTCGTCACGTCCAGCCTTGGTTCCGCAGTTGACCGCGCCGACCAGATGAACAATTTCCCGAAGGTCATGAAGAACCTCGGCTACAGTTCGCAGGACGCGGCCGCATCCATCAAGAAGATTTCGAACGCCTTGGACGGCCTGCCGACCACAAGTTCGGCAATGACCGGCATGGTGCAGCAGCTCGCCCCACTGACCTCGAACCTCGACGAGGCCACCGACATCGCTTTGGCGTTCAACAACGCCATGCTTGCAGGCGGTGCAAGCACGATGGAGCAGGAGAACGCGCTCACCCAGTACACGCAAATGCTGAGTGCGGGCAAAGTGGACATGCAGGCATGGCGTTCGATTCAGGCCGCCATGCCGGGCCAGCTCAACCAAGTGGCCGAGGCCATGCTGGGCGCAGGGAAGAACTCAAACGACCTGTATGAGGCCATGAAAAACGGGTCGATCAGTTTCGATGATTTCAACAAGAAGGTCATGGAACTGAACCAGAACGGTTTCGGCAAATACGCCTCGTTCGCCCAGCAGGCGAAGGACGCGACTCAGGGCATCGGCACGGCCATGGAGAACGTGAAGAACCGCGTCGCCAAGGCCGTGCAGAAGGTCATCGAGGCCGTGGGAGTGGAGAACATAGCCGGAGCGATTAACGGTTTCTCCAGCCAGTTCGGCAAGGTCGGCGACGCTGCGGCGAGCATGGTCACCGGCGTGAAAGGCTGGTTCGGCAAGGCGGCGCAGGCCGCGCAGCCGCTCGTGTCGATCTGGAAGTCCGATTTCGGGCAGCTCGGCATGTATCTGAAAGGTCTGGCGGCGAACGCGCAGGCATTCGGCGGGAGTCTGCTCGATGTCGTCACGAATGGCGGGGGCTTGCAGAACTTCCTCACGGGATTGAACAACATCATCTCCCCTCTCGTCAACTGGTGGATCGCGCTTACCCGCAACGTGAGCATCTTCATCGGCACGCTTTCCGACAGCGGCGGCGTGCAGGCGTTCCTCGCTTCGCTCAGCGAACTCTGGAAGGGCCTCACGCAACTCGGTCAGGGATTGTCAGACGCAGTAACCGGTTTCCTCGCGGTCGGTCAGAACGGTGGCGTCGCAGCCTCCATCGGCCAGCTCGTGGGCGACGCATTCAACGCCGCCGCCCCATTTGTCGAAAAACTCGCGTCCACATTGCAGTCGCTTGGTGATTGGGCGATCGGCAACGGCGATGCGATACGAACCATCATTGCTGGCATCGCGGGTGGTTTCGCGGCGTTCAAGACGGCGAGCCTCATATCCGCAGCCGTCACCGCATTGAAATCGTTCGACGCGGCGGCGAAAATCGCCGCAGCCGGACAATGGGTGCTCAACGCGGCAATGAACGCAAACCCAATTGTTCTCGTGGTCACCGCGATAGCGGCCCTTGTGTCGGCTCTTGTCTGGTTCTTCACGCAGACCGAGACAGGCCGCAAGGCGTGGGCGGCGTTCACCTCGTTCCTCTCTTCCGCGTGGCAGTCGGTGGTGTCGTTCGTCACCGGTCTCGGCCAGAACATCGCGAACTTCTTCACGCAGACGATTCCTAACGCGATCCAATCCGTCATTCAATGGTTCCAGCAACTGCCTTCCGCAATCGGAACGGCGTTGTCGAACCTTATCACGTCGATTGGCACGTGGGCGGTGAGCTTCGGCCAGTCGGCATTGCAGGCGGGCCAGCAGTTCGTCTCGAACATAGCGAACTTCCTCACGAACCTTCCGGCGACGATAGCCTACTGGCTCGCCTACGGCATCACGTTCGTGGTGCTGTGGGCCGCACAGCTCGGCTCTCATGCGATTTCTGCGGGCCAGCAGTTCCTCACGAACCTCGGCACGTTCCTTATGCAGCTGCCGGGCAACATATGGAACTGGCTGACCTCCACGGTCGCGTCGGTGGCGAGCTGGGCCGCGCAGATGGGTGCCAACGCGCTTTCCGCAGGCTCCCAGTTCCTCAGCAACGTCGGCACGTTCATCTCCCAGCTTCCGTCGAACGTAGGCTCATGGCTGAGCGGTGCGATAAGCGCCGCAGCCAGCTTCGTCGGGCAAATGGCGTCGAACGCGGTCAACGCCGGCTCACGGTTCCTTTCGTCCATCGGCTCCTACATTTCGCAGGTGCCCGGACGCATCGGCGCCGGGCTTTCCGGCGCGATAAGTGCGGTTGGCTCATTCGCCAGCAGCATGGCATCAGGCGCGTTGCGGGCGGGACAGCAGTTCCTCAGCAATCTGGTCAACACGCTTGCATCCATACCGGGACGCATGGTGTCCATCGGCTCGCAGATCGTGCAGGGCATAATCAACGGCATCACGGGCAGTATCGGCCAAGTCGGCAGCGCCATTCTCGGCGGCGTGAAAGACGCCATCGCCGACGTGAAGAACATGCTCGGCATCCACTCGCCATCACGCCTGTTCCGCGACCAGATAGGTCGGAACATCGGCCTCGGCCTCGCCCAGGGCATCAGCAACAGCCAAGCTGCCGTCATGGCCAGCATGAACGACATGGCCTCCGGTGTCGCATCTACGAGGTTCACGACCCCGGACGTAGCTGCCGGATACGGCGTGAAGTCAGTTGGAACCGCCGTTCCCACAAGCAGCGAAACATCGTCCGGTGAGCTGCTTGGCGAACTCCTATCGGAGCTGCGCGCACTGCACGCGGATATGCCGCTGATTATGGAGAAGCTTGGCATCGAGGTGGATGGTCGTGAACTCGGAAGGGTGATACGCAATGCGATCGCTTAGTTATATATGCGCCTCGACCGGTGAGACGATCCCACTGGAAGGGCCCGATACCTGGGCCCAGACGGCGGATGGGCTGCGCGGTCGCGAATGGTCGTACACCATCGGATACCGGAGTCTGACCGGAGTAAGTCGTACGGCGCGCGAGGCCGAGCTTGACCTAACCTATGTCCGCTGCCCCGAGAAGGTGGATTCGACGCGCCGCCTGTTCGATGCCGACGTTGCCGCAGGAACGCCGGGCATGTTTGATGCTGACGGCTGGACGACTCGCGCCTACGTGGTCAAGGCGGAGCCGCAGACCATCACGCCGGTGATAATCCAGCAGAAGCTCACCGTGGTCATGCTTGACGGCATCTGGCGTAAGGCCGGGGAATCGCAGCACTTCTGGAGCGACGCGCTCACGCCCGGACTGGACCTCGACTATCCGCATGATTATCCGCATGATTATCTGGCGACCACGAGGAATGCGGTGGCCTCGAATCCCATGCCCACTGCCATGCCGTTCCAGATGGTGATATTCGGACCGGTGTCGAACCCGCAACTCACGTTGGGCGGCAACACGTACGCGCTCGACATGGACATACCCTCGGGCTCCTACGTGACCGTCACCTCGATTGCAGGCCGTCGCACCATCGTCATGACCGCCGAGAACGGCGACGAAACCAACGTGTTCGACAAGGGCCGGCGCGGAACCGGTCTCAACGGGGGCGAATACATCTTCCAGCCGATACCGGCTGGCGATTCCATCGTGCAGTGGAGCGGCTTCGGCGTCGATTTGACCGTCTATCAGGAGGAAAGCGAGCCACCATGGCGGAACTGATCGTCACCGATGCGAGCCACGTGGACCAAGCCAGCCTTGAGGACTTCACGCTCGACGCCGCGTGGGGCGCGGACGAGAACGATTTCGAACTGACCGTGGACCGGCTCATCGATGCCGGTAGCTACGTGTATTTCGACGGCGGCGAATGCGGGGGCGTCGTGGACTCCCTGAAGGACTCGCTGAAGGACGGCCGCAGCACCCTCACCTACGGCGGTCGCACGTGGCACGGCATGTTGGCGAACAAGATTTTGGAGCCTGATAAGGGCAAGGATTATCTCACCGTGAGCGGCACGGCCAGCACGGTCATCGGCTCGCTCATCAGTCGCGTCGGCCTTGACGGCGTGTTCGACGCGGTGGACTCGCCCACTGCCGGCGCGCAGACCATCAAAAGCTACCGGTTCGACCGCTACACGGACTGCTATACGGGTTTGAGGAAGATGTGCGAGGCCAACGGACTGAAACTCAGGCTTGCCTATGCGTCCGGCCGGGTCAACATCTGGGCTGAGCCTGTCGCGCATTACGGCGACTCGATTGACAGCGACCTCATCGATTTCGACGCGACCCGCACGTGGCGCAAACCGAACCATCTCATCGGCCTGGGCAAGGGCGAGTTGAGGAACCGCATCGTCAGCCACTGGTATGCGGACGCGAAAGGCAACGTCAGCCAGACCCAGTCGCTCAGGGGCGTGGACGAGATAACGCAGGTCTACGACTATTCCAGCGCCGAAACCGCCGAGCTGAACCAGAAGACTCGTGAGAAATTGCAGGACCTGCAATCCGAGGGCGATGTGAGGGTCACCGTCCGTGATGACGCCAACGTGGTGTTCGACGTGGGCGACACCGTGACCGCAAGGGATAATCTCACGGGTATCACCGTCACTGCGTCAATCGTTAAGAAAATCGTCAAGGTCTCGGGCGGCGTGATGTCCGTTGACTACGAGGCCGAGTAACAAGGGAGGACACGCTATGGCGCGTATCGATAATGCGACGGTCATGCAATGCGACCGGTGCGGCAGAAACAAATGGTACAAGGACTTGACCGACCCGGACATCAAGACGTGGTACGACGTCAACCGGTTGGACTCCACCGGCGCGGGCCACGACTACCTGTTCTGCGAACAGGATTACGCGGACTACGTGAACAAGCTCAAGGACTTCGACAACTCGTTTGACAGTTGGATGCAGAACGGAGGCAAGCAGAATGGCTGAACTCGTTACCGGGCACGCGGGCAAGGCGCACGCGACAGCGGAGCAGGCGGCGGGTTTGAACGCCGGCATCCTCGGCTTGGATGATTACGTGCTTAATGTGCACGACAAGTTCAAGATTACGGTCGTTTCGGCGAACAAGGTGACCATCGGCACGGGCGAGCTGGTCATGCAGGGCCGTCACGTCAGCCAAGGCACGCCCGAGGACCTGATCGTCACCAACGGGTCGCAGGGTCAGAAACGCAACGACCTGATCGTATGCCGCTATGCGAAGGGCTCGCAGAACATCGAGAGCGCGAAACTGGTCGTGGTCAGGGGCACGCCCACCACGGGCACGCCCGCCGACCCCGCGTTGAACACGACCAGCCCGTTGGACGGGGGCGCCACCTACGACATGCCCTTGTACCGCATCCCGCTGGACGGCATCACCATCGGCACACCGGTCCCCTTGTTCAACGTGTTGAAGCCGATGAGCGACGTGTGGGTTTCCCTAACCCACACCGATGTCACGACCCTCATCAGTGGCAATTACGGCACCGTTAAGGGCTATAGGTCCGGGCCGATGGTGACGTTGCGCATCGACTGGAAGTCGTCGGCGTCCGGCTCGTGGAACACCGGCAATTTCGGAACCCTGCCTGAAAGCTGGCGTCCTCCAATGGATTTGAATTTCTCATATGGCGGACGCGACGGCGCGAACCAGAAGAGCATCAACGTAAACGCGAACGGAACCATGACCTACGCCAATCAGGGCGGCACGCAGGGCACGAACGCGTTCGGCATGACCGTCTCATACGCGCTATGACCCGTGGGGTCACTGCAAGACAGCGCAACCGCCTGAGCCAGTGTCCCGAAGCTATGCGGCGGGCATCGGGTCGGCGGTCCTCCATACGCCGGTGCATCCCGCGTATGCGTTGTTCGGGTTGCCGAGCATGACCACACGGCCCGTATGCTCGCCGTAGAGGATGAACGTGGTGTTGCCGCCGAACACGGCGATGGGAACGTTCGACGTTTCCGCTGGACGATACCCCACGGGTATGGTCTCCAGCGCCTGTGTGTAGTTGTTCTCGCCGCTCTGGTTGAATTTCACGTTGCCGCCCGCGAAGCAGATATCACCCACGCGCGTCAGCGAAATACTGTTGTTGCTGTAGGGTACTCGCCACGTCGTAGAACGCTGGGTTAGGGAAAGCTATGACTGCTGCTTGAATGCCACCCAGTAAACGCGCACGGGTTGCTCATCATTCACCCACTCGTGATTATCCGCACGGCGAATACGGAGACGCAATCTGCTGTCGGTCATGTCCCAAAAGAACGCTTCGAAAACCTTTCCCGGGGCCTCCGCCATACCGTTCGGGCACAGCTGGCACAATACGAAAATGCCATCGGTTGTTCGGAATGGATTATCGGCCGTCACCATGCCTTCGCGGTCGGTGGCGGTATTAATCAATCCGCAATGGGGTAGGGAAACCCGTTCAGGCCATTAGGGCTCGTTCCCAGAGGCGTTGCGCGTCTCGCAAAGCCGTGATATCCGGTTTGAGGTAGTACTTCGCGGTGGTTTTGATATCGCTGTGGCCGAGCATTTTCGACACGATGGCGATATCCGCTCCCGCCGCCAGAGTGTTCGTCGCCCATGAGTGGCGCAGGTTGCGTGCGGGCACATGCGGCAGATCATGCCGCTTGCAGTAGGCCTTGTATTGGCGTGCGGCTTGCGGCGGGGTGAGGGTGCCGATGAGTCGGCCCCCTTCGCGTGGTTTGATTTCGCGCAATCGTTTGACGGCGAAGCGCGGCAACGGGAGTGTGCGGCGGGACAGTTCGGTTTTAGGCGGCACTGTGACCTCATGCCCGCTCACCCATTGCAGGCCACGCTCCACGTGCAGGACACCTGAGCGCAGGTCAATATCCGACCATTCAAGCCCGTAGCCTTCTTCGGTGCGGAGTCCGCATGAGACGGCGCAGATAAGCCACGCCTCAAGCAGATGACCGTAAAAGCCCCGCAACAGCGTGCGCTGCTGGCGGATGGTCAATATTCGCGGCTCGTAATGAGGTTTGGCCGGCAGTTGGATGTCACGTCTCGTGATGTCCACGTCCAACAGGTTCCAGCGGATAGCCCGCCTGAGTATCGCGCGCAATACGGCCCATGCCTTGCGTGCGGCTCCCGCAGTGTCGAAATTCGCAAGCCATTTGTCCACTAGCTCCACGCTTATCGCGTCCATACCCATGCCGCCGAAGCATGGCATGACATGCAGCCGCCACGCCGACTCGTAGCCCACGCGCGTGCTCTCACGCAGATTCCGCGTGCAATGCGGCCAAAACCGGTCGTTCCAAAACTCTTGTAACAGCATTTTCAACCTCCAAAACCCACACGCCCGTTGGCCTATCCAACGGGGACGAACGTGTGGGTTTTACCCACCGTAAAGGAGCTTTTCCATGTCTTTGCTCACTCACGTCGTCGATTGGCTCGTGCCTTTTATCTGTGGCGGCGTGGCCACGGTTTTGGGCCTGATGTGGCGATGGGGCAAAGCCATGGTCAACGGGCTGCGCGAGCTCCTGCTGTGCCAGTTGGAGGACCTGCGCCGCGAAATGGTCATCGAGCACGACGGAGTGGCGGACGAGGACCTCAAATCACGCTCCCAACGCCTCTACGACAGCTATCACAGCCTGGGCGGCAACGGCCACGGGACATCGCTCAACAATGACATCCAATCCGCGCCGATAGCGCCACGACAATCCTGACCCACGACCGTGGGCCACAAACAATATCCATCCCAGAGAAAGGGAAAACATTGGTCAATAACAAGGACAAGCCGTTGCGGAAGCGTCTGCTCGCCAAGGGTACCGCGCTGGCAGCCGCCGTGTGCATGATGCTGCTCCCGGCGACCGCGCACGCGGACATGCAGGGCGTGGACATGAGCAACTGGCAGTGCGGCGCGGACGTGTACAACATGCAGGCCGATTTTATCGTGGTCGGCACCACATGGGGCACCGGGCAAGTCAACAACAACTGCTTGGTGTCCGGCGTCAACACGGACGCCAACCGCATGATCGCCCAGGCACAAGCATCCGGCAAGAAATTCGGCCTGTATCACTACGCGATGGGCGGCAACCCCGAGGCGGAAGCCCAATTCTTCTATCGCAACACGTCGAACTATTGGCGTCACGGCATCGTGGCGCTCGACTGGGAGATGGACGACAACCCCGCATGGGGCAACTGGGATTGGGTACGCCGATTCATGAGCGAGTGCGAACGGCTCTCGGGCGGCGTCAAGCCGCTGCTCTACACCGGCCCCGTGGCCGGCACCATCCCCGGCGACATCCGCGCCAACTACGGTTTGTGGATCGCGCAGTACGCGAACATGGCCCCGACCGGCTACCAGGCCAACCCGTGGATGCTGGGCGCATACGGCGAGGCCATGCGCCAGTACAGTGGCACCGGCGTGGTCAACACGTGGAGTCCCATCGACCTCAACCTGTTCCGCGGCGACGCATGGCAGTGGGATTTGTACGCCAACCCCACCGGCTCCACAGCCCCGGCCCCGGCAACGCCCGCGCCCGCACAGCCGAACACTCCCCCGGCCAACCCCAACACGGGTGGCATCAGCCACGTCATGCAATGGGGAGAAACCATCTGGGGACTCGCCGTCGCCTATGATGCTTGGCCCCTGTCCGCATGGCACACGCCCAGCGGCGACATCAACCGCTACTACGTGGGCGACGTCGTCACCTACGGCGGCGGCACCGCCCCCGCATCGTCCACCGGGGTCTCCAAGGTCCTCCAATGGGGCGACACCGTGTGGGATTTCGCCACCGCGCACGGTTACAGCGTCAGCCGCTGCACCGTACCCTCCGGCAACATCAACGTCTACTATGTGGGCGACGTGGTGACCTGCCGCTGAGACTCAACAGATGCCGCCACCCGCTTGACCGGGTGACGGCATCACCCCATCATCATCCCTTATTGATCGGAGCAAACATGACCGACAGCAAAAACACGACCGACACCGGCGAAACGCTTCCCGGCGTCGATGTGAGCGACTGGCCCGAGACGGCCGACGTCACCCATGACGTGCCCGACTGGCTCATCCCCAGCCGCGTCTACGACATCCTCAAATGGCTCGGCCTCATCGTCCTGCCCGCACTCGCCCTGTTCGTCAACACGGTCGGCCCCGCATGGGGCTGGCCCCACGTGGACGCCATCGTGACCACCCTCAACGCG